AGGACATCCTGACATCCTTTACGTCCAAGAAGATCGAAAGCGCGACGGTGGAGCTGGACAATGCAGACAAGCACTTCTCTAAAATGATACCGAAAGAACCGTTTCTCGGTCGCCCGATATGGATATTTGTCGGATATCCCGATGAGCCGCAGGCGGACCATATCAGCCTGTTCTCCGGCACGATAAAGGAACTGTCGATGATGCCCGTTATGACGATTGAGGCCGAAGCATGACCGTAAAGCTGACCGATACTTTCCACATTGGCCGTTCCGATCGCTACTCCACCCCGGAGAACTCGGGCGAGGCTTTGCCTATCGTTTACGGGGCCGTTACAGGTGCGGCATACAAAGGACTATGGAAACTTCCCTGCATCGACACGGCAAATTATGTTTATTGTTTCGCGGATCACGAAGTTCTGCCGTTTGCCGATGGGAATGCGATCTCGGTTTATATCGACGATGAACTGGTCGATCCCGCTGACTATGCCTTTGATGAGTCGAATGATTATGAATCTCTGGGCGCGATTGCAACGGTAACATTCACCGTCGGCGTGGGCGCGGCCACGCATTATGGGCCGGGACTGGATGACATGACGTCCGGGGGAACGTTCACCGGGGATGTGAAAACGCATTACTATGTCAAGATCACGACGGCGGCGGCCACGGACAAGTTCGATTGGTCCGCTGACGGCGGGGTGACATGGAAGGCGACGGCAGTCGCTATCACCGGGGCTGCGCAGACGCTGGAAGAGGGCGTGACAGTCACCTTCGCCGCGACGACGGGCCACACGCTCAACGATGCGTGGGGCTTCTATGCCCGGCCGTCACCCGTCGGCAAACAGGTCACGGCGAAAGGGTGCGGCCTCTGCATGAGCGGAACGACTACGCTAATGACCGGGATCGTGGATATGGTCCTCGATTTCCTTGTCACGCATTGCGGCTTTCTGGCGGCAGATGTGGACACGACGGCAAGCGAAAGGGCGAAACAGGTCGTCACGACTCAGGGATATATAGCGGCCGGGGTCATCATCGAAGACTGCGTGATCTGGGACAAGATCATCGAAATGATGGGGTCGTTCCTCGGCTCTGCTTACGTCAACGGAGCCGGGGAGCTGGTCCTGTCCATCGATGACGGCACGATCCAGTATGATCCGACGATCCTGCAACGGCAAGACGCGGAACTGCTTGATGCGAGGCAGCGGCTTGTCAATCTGATCAATCAATGCCCGTATGAGCACGATTATAATTATATGACCGGGGAATTAGATATGGCGACGAACGCCTATCCGCGCCGGGATACCGCATCGGTAAATATGTATGGCCTCCGCTACCCGGAGTCAGCATTTCAGTTTTTCTGGTGCCGGGATGCTACAACGGTTGACGCTGTATGCCAGTTGATTATCGAGAAACTCGCGGAACCGCTTTATGAGATCGAAGTTAAAGATCATACCATGAAGCGGCTCTCGGTGGATGTCGGGGATCATATCGTTTATTCCGCCCTCGACCTATACGACATTGAAGGGCTCCAGATGGCAAATCATTACTGGAAGATCGTGGAGGTTTCGCCGGACTTCCGGGCGGGAACGATGACATTTCGAGCTCTTGAAACACCTTATTATCTTACAGAACAACACCTTGCTGACGGCACTATTACAGCTGACGGCTCGCATAAGGCAGGGAATTGTCGCCTGAGCGTGACTTATTAGGAGGGAATCATGGCAAACCAAAGAATACTCGCAACCGAAGAAATGGTTGGCTACGGACACGGAACGAAGGCCGACACATTGAACCGCCTCGCAATGATCGAGCATGGCGAGGATGGCGTTCATGGGCAGACGGCGCGGGAATCCATGAACGCACAGCCCGGCAATGCTTATGAGCTGACCGACGGCGCAACCATAGCGATTGATTGGGACAATGGGGCGACGCAGTATGTGACACTCGGTGCAACCGGGCGCACGGTGACCTTTGCCAACCCGCGCGAGGGTGAAGTTTACCGCTTCATCGTCATACAGGACGGCACAGGAAGCAGGACGATCACGACATGGCCTACGATCAAGTGGGCTGGCGGGAGTGCTCCTACCCTCACAACAACAGGGGGCAAAGCCGATGTTGTTACTTTATTATACGCCAATAGTTCTTACTATGGCGATTGCTCGAAGGTGTTTTGATTATGGCAACAATAACTTTATATCCAAGGGCTGATAATGTTGTTGAATGGCAGTACTCATGGGATTATATGGTTGCTTGGCAAAATGCTAAGTATGGTGGACTTTGCCTAACCGACCAGACACAGAAAATCCTCAATTTTTGGTATGACCAGTCCTGTCCAAGTAATTGTACCATCAATTCTATCACATTATATGTTTATTATAGAGCTTACAATTCTCCTTTTTATTTCACGCTTAATGACAGTGCTGTTTCAATGCCGGTTACAGGGACATTCGATACACGTAGCTATACATGGAGCGGTTCAGGATGGACTCCGGCAGCAGTCAATTCTCTATATGCTGGTGTTAAGGGAGGGCTTACTGGCGGTGACAGCGACAGAACATATGCTCATTATATTATTGTTGATTACACGGCCCATGGATTATTTACTTTTCACGGATAGGAGAATGAAATGATCTACATAGACAAGAATTTCCGATTTTACGACGACTCAAAGGATCTTGATACCTTCCCGGAATTGAAGCCGACTCCCGAAGCCGTTGCTCTGACTGACGAGGAAGTAAAGGCGATCACGTCATGCTTCCCGCGCTGGCGGTGGCATCCGACGCTGAATAAGCCTTACAAGATTCCCGACTGCGCTGAAAAATACTGGAAAACGGTTGAAGGCGTAATCGTTGAAATGACCGTGGAGGAGAAGGCGGCAGTCGATAAGGCCGAAGCGGATGCGCTTGCGGCAAAGCAAGCAGCCTTGGAAGCACAGCAGGTGGCGGACGCGGCAAAGGCTTTGGAAATCCAACAGGCGAAGGATTCCATCTCCACCATTGAGGCGGCGGTGGAGAAGGCCGCAGACCTGGAAACGCTCCGCAAGAACGTGCTGGAGCTGGTCAAGGCGGTGAAGGTTCTGACGGCGTAAGCGTGTCCATATGTGTCCTGGAATGCTACAAAAAGAGGCTGCGGAATCTACCGCAAGCCCTTGATTTATATTATCAAACAGGCAATAGTGCCTTATCACGTCGTATTTTCGCCAATCAAGATGTTCTGAATCGTTCCCATTGATATGCCGGAACGCCGCGCCATTTCTCTCAGGCTCACACCCTTCTTTTTTTCGGCTTCGATCAATTCCTTAATGTTCATGGCTACATACTACCAAGAAAAAAAAGCTTGACAAGAGATTAATAATTTGTTAGTCGTTAGCCGCACCTCAGAAATAGGAGTAAAAACGTAATGGCAAAAGTATTCAATCCCGATAGCATCCGAATCATCCGAGAAGCCCACAGTCTGTCAATGGACCAACTGGCGGAAAGGCTTGGTGGAAAGACATCCCGACAGCTTATCCACCTATGGGAATCAGGGAAACATACCCCGAGCGCAGAGTCCCTTTTATCAATAGCCAATTCCCTTAATCTAAAAAGCATGGACATTTTTTTTATCGAATCCGGCCAACAAAATATTAGTCAATAGGAGGTCGGCAATGCCGAATGACGAGATGAACAACATCGACAAACGAGAAATCACATTTAGCCTCCGTATCCCTTCCGCAACCAAAAGGATGCTTGAAGATCTGTCATCCGTCCAAAAAACCCAGCTCAACCGAGACATCCTATTAAACGATGGGTGAAATGGGCAAAGGAGCATCGCACATGACCCGCATCGAATACCTCGAAACCCGAATTGACGCCCTTGAAACCCGCCTTGACGAGCTCTTGGGGCGTCCGAGGGGGCCGATAAGCATGACCGAATACCGGATAGCCTGCGAGACGGGCGACCGGGAGACGATGAGAAGGTTTTTGAAGCAAGAGGAAGGTCATAGTTCGCGGTTGGCGGTGGAGACCGAGGGAACCGCCGGGGAAACACTATATCGGGCGGGGGAACTCACTCGGTCCCTCCCGCCCAACATTATAGGAGGCAGCCATGACTGAACTCGCATTGTGTCTAATCCTTATCAGTGTCCTTGTCCTGTTTGTCTGCATCCTGCACGGCCTCGGGGTGATGTTTGTTCATTGGCGGAACCAGCGGACGGGGAAGCGGGAATACAGGATCGTTCAACGAGTTTTATAAAGGAGGGCTGAAAATGGCAGCACAGGCGAAGGACACGACGGCGGATCAGATTGAATGGGAACAATTCAAAAGTCAGATCGAAACCATGCTGAAAGCGTTTGGGACGCTCCTGTTCCTGCCTCTTATCCTTCTCGCGGCAATGGCGGTTGGGCTGCGTGAGGGCATCGTGGCCGGGGCGCGTGCATCGTTGGCCGCAATCGAGAGGTGGTGCTGAGATGGAGAACGATTGGACGCGGGAGATTGACCGGCTGAAGGCGGAGAACGCGGAGTTGAGAGCGGCATTAAAGCGCGAGACGAATGAATACATCGAAGCCGCTCACACCCTATTAGTCGAGCGTGACGAATTGAAAGCGGAGATCAAACTTCTCAAGCAACGCCAGACCGTCGTGACATCCCTGATCCGCGAAAACGAGCGAATGGAGAGGGAGATTGAGCGGCTGAAAGAGACAACCATTGACGTATGGATTAAAGTGCCGAAGGAGGACAGTGATGGATACACAAATTGAGTATCACGGGCCGACCGACACGCATGGGCGTTGTCACTTTTCGCTCCGGTGGATTGACGATTACTTTCCCGGCCACCCCGAGGGCGAACACGTGCGCAGGGAGCGGGGCCAGCATTTCCACGCCGACCCCCGTAAATACGGTCATTTGAGACCCGAGGATAAGGAGGACAGCGATGGAAAACTATAAGGTAAGCGTGAAAAATAACTGCTATGAGTGCAAACACAGACGGAATATTCCGGGCACCGCACATATATCGTGTGCCAATCCAGACCCGGCAATGACAGGTCACCCGCATGGGATAAGATTTGGATGGTTTTCATACCCTTTTTGCTTTGACCCTGTTTGGGTTGCAAAAATATGCGACAATTTTATGGAGCGAGTGTGAGGAGGATTGGGATGGCTAAGAAAAACGATGTCTGTCGCTGCATAGCACGGGTATATCGTTGGGGCGCACTGCGCCCTCACAGGTGTGCTAACCCGGTCTGGAAGGATGGATATTGCAAAACACACCTCACATCCCCGATCAAAGGTGTTATTATGAAGGAGGATGGGGATGGTTCAAAGATGGAAGATGTCACCTAATCAGTCGATGGTCACGGAACCGGACGGGGGATATGTGGAGTACGAAGACCACCTTGCCGCCATTGCGGAGAAGAATAGGGAGATTGAGAGGCTGAAGGCGACCACCATTGACGTATGGGTGCAGGAGGAGGACGCGAAGATTAAGCAACTGGTGCGCCTCTGCCTGTCCAACGGCATTATAAGCAGGGGAATAGCGTGTCGGTATCTCGGATGTGAGAGAGAAGATTTAGATGATTTTTTGAAGGAGGACAGCGATGGGCGAGGCGAAGAGACTGCGTGACCTTGGGGTCCAGATGAAGAGCATCCGGCCGGGCGAGACGTTCCAGGTGGACGTGACGAACGCGACGCCGCTGGCCTGCGAGTGCGGCTGCAGGCACTTCATGCCGGCCGTCGTGGTCTATACCGTGTCGGCCCTGATGTCGCCGACGGGGAAGGAGCTGGACGCGCAGCGGCCCGTCCTGCTGTGCGTGAACTGCCGGAAGGAGCTGACGAAGGGGGGTGGAGATGCCTGAAAAGATCGCGAAAGACCTGCCTGAAAAGAAGCTGCTCCGGGTCAGCGAGGCGGCGGCCTACTTCGGAGTCCATGAGCGGACCGTCCGGCTGTGGATCGAGCACGGGAAACTGGATGCGGAGAAGCCGACCGGGACGATCTTCATCCCGCGCGAGTCCATCCTGAAATTCCGGCTTTTGAGAAGGCCAGATTGAAAAAGTTGGAAATTTGCGGAAAAATGCGGAAATCCTGACGTAGCAATCATTCATATCGCTGTTTCATAATACCCGCCAGAGCGAAATCTGCGAAGGCGGCTTTTCTTTGACCTTTTTCGACAGGATCAAGCAATACTTCAAGCGCGGCATGTCCCTGACCGATCCGAAGGCCTGGGACCAGTCCCTCTGGAACCTCCTCGGTTCGCAATCCCTCTCCGGCGAGAAAGTCACCGAATCCACGGCCCTGACGTACAGCGCGGTCTGGTGTGCGGTCAACCTGATCAGCGGCACGATCGCGTCCCTGCCCCTGCACCTGATGCAGCGCAAGGGAGAGCGCAAGCGCCTGGCGGACGACCGTCTGGCCTACGAGGTCATGCACGATCGCGCCAACCCGTACATGACGGCGCTGACATGCCGCGAGGTTTTGATGGCGCACGTCCTGACGTGGGGCAACGGCTACGCTGAGATCGTCCGGAACGGCATTGGAGAAGTCAAGGAGTTGTGGCCGGTCCCGCCGCACCGCGTTCGCCCGGAGATGGTGAACGGCAAAAAGGTCTACCGCATCCGCATGGAGCGCCAGACAGACATCACGCTGCCCGCGGAGCGGATGCTGCATGTCCATGGCCTCGGCTACGACGGGTTTGTCGGATACTCGCCCATCAGCATCGCCAGGAAGTCCCTTGGCTTGAGCATGGCCATGGAGTCATTCGGGTCGCGGTACTTCGGCGCGGGCACGCATCTGGGCGCGATCGTTAGCCATCCCGGCAAGCTCTCGCAGCAGGCGCACGACAACCTCCAGACATCCCTCGTCAACGCATACTCCGGCCTCGGCAATACGCACAAGCTGCTCCTGCTTGAGGAGGGGATGAGCGTCCAGAAGTACGGCATCCCGCCGAACGACAGCCAGTTTCTTGAATCACGGCAGTTCCAGATCCCGGAGGTGGCGCGGTGGTTCAACCTGCCGCCGCACAAGCTCAAAGACCTCACGCGATCATCCTTCAGCAACATAGAAAGCGAACAGATCAGCTTCGTCACGGACAGCATCCTGCCGTGGCTGGTCCGCCTGGAGGCGGCCTACAACACCCAGCTTTTGACGGCCGGGGACCGCGGGGACTACGGACGGGGCCGCCTCTACTACAAGCACAGCGTCGAGGGCCTGCTGCGCGGCGACAACGCCAGCCGGGCGTCATTCTATCAAACCATGTGGAACATCGGCGCGATGAGCGTCAACGAGATCCGCGAGAAGGAGGACCTCGATCCGGTCGCCGGCGGCGATGAGCATTTCGTGCCGATGAACATGCAGACGCTGGTCCAGGCCGGCAAGGAGAAGCCCGCGCCGCAGGTCGTCAAGGTGCAGGACGCGGAAGGAGACGAGGGAGATGGCAAAGCCAAGGGAGGCAACGGAGCGGACAAAGATGCTGCTGCGGTTCCTGCTGGATAACAAGATCTCCATCCCGCAGGCCATCGCCATGCTGGTCAAGGCCGAGCAGATCCTGAAGAACGGGAAAAGCCTGAAGGAGAAGGCCATCCAGCCGGACTACGAGAAAAGGAGCTGACGATGTACTACGACGACGAAAAACTGGAGAGGAGGTGCCTGAAGGCGGCCGAGTTCCGCGTGGACGAGAAAGAGCCGAAGATCACCGGATACGCGGCCCTGTTCAACACCTGGACGGACATCGGCGGCTGGTTCCGCGAGTCCATCCGGCCGGGCGCCTTCGCCAAGACGGTCAAGGAAAACGACATCCGCGCGCTCTGGAACCACGACGCCAACTACGTCCTGGGCCGCAACAAGGCCGGGAGCCTGAAGCTCCGCGAGGACAGCACGGGCCTGGCGGTCGAGATCGACCCGGTCCCGGCGCAGTGGGCGAACGACCTGCTGGTCTCCATGCGCCGCGGCGACGTGAACCAGATGTCCTTCGGCTTCTCCGTCAACAAGCAGGAGGTCGATTACGAGAAGGACGAGCGGGTCCTGGTCGACGTGACGCTCTACGACGTTTCGATCGTCACATACCCGGCCTATCCGCAGACGACGGCCCAGGTGCGGTCCCTGTTCCAGCGGCACTCCCTTCCGCCGGAGCCAAACAAGGCGCCGGACCCCTGGGCCGCCTTTGACGCCATCATCGCCAGGCTGAAGGCCGGCGAGGAGCTGACAGAAGAAGAATTGAGGCAGATCGCCGAACGCATCCCCAGCCTCCCCGTGCCGCCTGCAAAGCACACGGGGACGCCGCCGGAACCGCCAGCAAAGCATTCCGCGGACGACACCAGGACGGTCGATGTATGGACGGCATGGGAAATACAGAAAGGAATCTTTGCAAATTAAGGAGGTAATTCAAAATGTTATCAATCAGTCAATATCGAGAGAAGATCGGCCTGTACATGAAGAAGCTGGCCGACATGAACGCGCGCTGCGCGGCCGAGAACCGTGAGATGACCGAGGAGGAGCGCAGCCTGAAGAAGGAGATAATGGACAAGGTTTCCGAACTTCAGGACATCGTCACGACCGAGGAGCGGCACGAGCGGCTGGAGCGCGATCTCCGCATGCCGGCCAACGCGCCCCTGACGCAGCCGAGGCCGGAAGGACAGCCGCCGGAGTCGAGGAAGGAGCGTTTCAAGTCCCTGGGCGAGCAGCTGGTCGCCGCGGTGCGGGCGGCGCAGCCGGGCAGTCCGGTCGATCCCCGTCTCCTGGAGGTCCGCGCCACCGGCCTGAACGAAAGCGTTCCGTCCGAGGGCGGCTTCCTGGTCCAGACGGACTTCTCCAACGAGCTGCTCCAGCAGGTCTTCCAGACCGGAATCCTGGCGCCGCGCTGCCGGAGGATCACGATCAGCGGGAATGCCAACGGGATCAAGATCAACGGCGTAGACGAGACATCCCGCGCCTCGACTCGGTCCGGCGGCATCCTGGGATACTGGAAGAACGAGGCCGCGCAGAAGACCTCCAGCAAGCCTGCGTTCCGCCAGATCGAGTTGAACCTGCACAAGCTGATCGGCCTCTGCTACGCGACGGACGAGCTGCTGGCGGACGCGGTCGCCCTCGAAGCGTTCATCCGCGAGGCCTTCGCCGCCGAGTTCGGCTTCCTCCTGGATGACGCGATCATCCGGGGGACCGGATCGGGCCAGCCGCTCGGCATCTTGAACAGCGGCTGCCTGGTAACCGTGTCGAAGCAGACCGGGCAGACCGCGGACACCGTGGTCTGGGAAAACGTCGTGGACATGTACGCGCGGCTGTTCGCGCAGTCACGGCCCAACGCGGTCTGGCTGGTCAACCAGCAGGTGGAGCCGCAGCTCATGAAGATGGCCATGGCCGTCGGCACGGGCGGCGTCCCGGTCTACATGCCCGCGGGCGGGGCCTCGCAGTCGCCCTATGCGACGCTCTTCGGCCGCCCGGTCATCGCCTGCGAGCAGTGTTCGGCGCTGGGCGATGTCGGCGACATCATCTTCGCGGACTTCGGCGGCTACATCCTGGCCGAGAAGGGCGGGATCGAGAGCGCGATGTCGATCCATGTGAAGTTCGACTACGACGAATCGGTGTTCCGCTTCGTCCTGCGAGTGGACGGACAGCCGGTCCGGGCCTCGGCCCTGACCCCGTACAAGGGCGGGAGCGGAGCGACGCTTTCGCACTTCGTCACGCTGGCGGCCCGATAACCTTAACCATCAAGGCCGGGGTTTCGGCCCCGGCACCTCAAAAGGAGGACAGAAATGAATTTCTCACCCGAAACATTCAACATCGTTCAGTGCCTTGCCCCGGCCGCCGCGAGCGTGACGGAGTCGTCCGTTCAGCCCGTTTATCTCGGCAATGCCAACGGGGTGCTTTTCATCATCCAGCACGCCGGGACCAACGACAACGACATGACCTTCACCGTCCACGAGGGTGCGACGGAGGCGGAGGCGCTCGCCGGGACCTATGCGATCTCCGCGACCTTCCCGATCTGGGTCAACTCGGCGACGGCGACCAATGACAAGCTAACGCGCCAGACGGATGCGGCGAGCTATCTGCTGGACAGCGACGCCGGCGGGACCTACCTGATCGCGATCTACATTCCCGCGGCGATCCTGACCAGCGGACGCGATTGGGTGTCCCTGGGGTTCGATGCGGGCCATGCGTCCAACTTCATCAGCGCGATCTCCATCACGGACCAGATTCGCTACAAGCAGGCGACTCCCCCGACGGTGGTTGCCTAAACCCTGACTGGCCCGGACGCTGAACGGCGTCCGGGCCATCTCCAAAGGAGGAAAACATGCCCAGACACTACAATCAGTCAACCAGGGACGTCATCCGGGACCTGACCATCGGGATGCACGTCAAGACAACGGATTCGGTTCTCACGAAAACGCACTTCACCGCGACGACGCAGACGGAGCTGTTCACGATCGTCGGCTGCATCGCGGTCAAGATGCTCTATATCGAACTGACTTCGGCCGCGGATGCCAACGCCACCGTCGTCAAGTACCGGGCGACATTCACGACCCCGGGCATTGCGGTCGCGGACATGTGCGGCAACTCCGGAAGCATCGCGAACCTTGCGGCGCACCGGAAGATCGTGTGGGTGGGCGGCGCGGTGGCCACGGCGGCAGTATTGACGGCATCCGCCGGGATCAATGATGTCGAGGCGGCAGGGAAGCTGCACATCCTCGGCGGAGAGACGGCGGCCGGGGCGAACACCGTGGGGACCATCGGCATGCTGGCATCCACGGCAAGCCAGGCCGGGACCATCACGGCGACCGCGCACCTGTTCTATATCGGGCTTTCGGACGGGGCCTACGCGGAGGCGCTGCTGTAACGGGGGTGCATCATGACAGTCTGTCTCGAAACGATCATTCAGCGGTGGAACGGGCAGGACGGCGATCAGGTCACGATCACCGACGCCCGTGAAGGCTCGACCTTCCATGCCGTCGACACGGGGAGGAAGTACGTCTTCCACGACGGCGGCTGGGTCGAGGATCTGCGCGACATCTATGTTGTCCAACACGTTTAGACCAACAGGAGGAAATGAACATGTACGGTAAAACAAGAGCTGGAATCGGACTTCCGTCGCTTTGCGATGCTGAAGGAATCCTGCTTGTGCGGCCCGGCCTCGAAGACGCGGCCCTTGAGGGGCGTCTTTTCGGGGTCTGCAACCAGGCGGCCGTGGCGACCACGGCGGCACTCACCGGGACCTGGACGGGGCTTTGCGTTTCAAACCCCTCGGCATCCGGAAAGAACATGATCCTGCACGAGTTCGGGTTCAGCCAGACCGTCGCCGCGTCTGCTGACGGGGCGGTCGGGATCATGACCTGCACCAT